AAGCTCTCAAATGACTATAGAATTCTACTAATCTATCATGATCTTGATGCCAGAAATACTATTCATGTGAAAACAAAGAAATATGATTTCTGGACCTCAGAGGTTAAAAGTATTGAGAGAGCTTATACTAAATATAAGGCAGCTGATTTTAGTCAATCAAAGGGATTTCCTATTGAAATTATGACTCTGAAGTCATTACTAAAGAACTGTAACTCTAAAGTAGAGGCTACAAAGAGAGTTATTGATAAACTAAAATCAGATTCTAATAAGATTCTTGTGTATGCTGGTTCTATAAAAAATACAACTCAGTTTAACTATCCTACATTTCATTCAGGACTTTCAAAAGAAGTAAGAGAGTCAAATCTGACTACTTTTCAGGAAGCTAAATCAGGAGTTCTTGTTGATTGTGCAGGACTAAAGGAGAGTGTGAATATAAAGAATCTGAACTATTCTATCGTAACCCACCTTGATGCATCTGCATCCTCTGCTGAGCAGATGAGAGGCAGACTCCAGAGACTTTCTATAGGAAAGACTGGAACTATGATCATTCTTATAGCAAATGATAGTATAGAGCCTTTATGGGCTGCTAAGGCTTTATCAGGATTTGATCAGAAGAAAATAGAGAGAATTACTCTTGAAGAATTTCTTAAGAATTAATTAATACTAAATCCTATCATATGATTTATGAAGGAAAACTTATAAAGAGAGGAGGGGAGGTTAAATATCTCTCCCCAGTCTCTGAGACTGAATATTCAGCGTTCAAAGATTCTATTCCTGAAGGAATGAAAGTCCAGGTATATATGGAAGTGATGGATGGTAGCAATACTTTGGCTCAATTAGCTAAAGTACATGCCATGATTAAATCCCTCTCCATACATACTGGGATGGACTTTGAAGCAATAAAATCTCTTATTAAGTATAAATCTGGGTTATGCCTTACCAGAACTATAGAAGGCAAGGAATTTATGGACTGTAAATCCTTTGGAGATTGTTCCAAGGAGGAATTAACCCTAGCCATTGAAGCTTGTTATAAACTGGCTGAGGATACAAATTTAAAATTGATATGAACTATGAATATTGTATCATGTTGGATGACATGAGAGTTCCAAAGGATGTAGATACCTATATTAAATTGAAACCCAAGTTTAGCTCTTACCCCTGGATAGTAGTCAGGAACTATGCTGACTTTGTATCCTATATTGAGGAGCATGGATTACCTGACTTAGTAGCCCTAGATCATGATCTTTCTGCGGAGCATTATACTCCTCCAGAGTTTTGGAATGACTATGAAGCTTCAAAGAAGTGGCAGGAGGAGAATGAAAAGAATCATACTGAGCCTACTGGAGCTGGAGCTGCAAAGTGGCTAGTAGAATACTGTAAAAAGCATGAGTGGGCAGATCTGCCTGACTATGTGATAATCAGTTTAAATCCTGTAGGAGCCTCAAATATGAAACACATACTTGAGGATTACATTGGGGAGAGGTTATTAAATAAGAAATCCCTTATGGAGAATCAATAGAGGACCTATTGCCATAAGGGATTGAAAAAGGGAGGAAGGTATTGTTAATCTAGTTCAACTTCATCAATGAGATTCTCACTAATTACTTTATTTTCAATAGTTTGAAGCAGTACAAGTAATGTTTTAAAGTGTAGGCCAGCCTCAGATAACTCTTCATTATTAGCCATTTTCTGCAACTGCTCATCTCTCTCTGTAGGATCAATAAGAGTTGAGAAATAAGCTATAGATTTCTGTAGGCTATCAAGGTAGCCATTGCCAATAGTAATTTGAACACTACTATTTGGCTTCATTACTTTGGTTTTCATTAATGTAAGTTTGAATTAAGATTAGGCCATCTGGCCAGCTGCCTTCATGGCTGCTATAATTGCATTGATTGTATCCACTTCAGTGCCAGCAGCAGCATTCGCAACAGTAGCAGCTTTCTTTACACCTCCAATTACAGTTGCAGTAGCAGCAGGTAAGGTGTATTTATTAGCTTGAGTTGCAACACCATCAAGTTTAGTCTTGTCAGCAGCACTCATTAAGCCAGCATCAGTGGTAGTGGCTTCAGGAACAGCAGCTTCAGGAGCATCTCCTGTAAAGGAATCTCCGCAGCATGCATCCTTGTAGGATACACCTAATTGTTTGAGAATCAGCTTAACAGCTTTTTTTAAATCAAGGGCTCCTTTAATTTTAGGAGAATTTTTCCTCCAGAATCCTGGTAAAATAGAGAAATCACTCATAAGTGTAATGATCCATGTATAACCTCATGGAACAAGGTTTAGTATTAGGTTATAATATAATATACATAAAATATTTAATTCTACAAAATTTATTATGAATCATAAAAATAAGGTTACCCTTATAGGATGGTATGGAGGAGATAGGGCTATTGCAAGAGCAGCATGGGTATCAACTCAAGCTGATGTTGATCAGAAGTCTGATGAGCAGATCAGAGATCTTCTTGTAAATAAGCTGTGGAATAATGGTAGTGGAAAACCCCATAAATCTCCCTTTGAAAGAGGTATAGTAGAGTTTAATATACTTGTTGAACAAGCTTCTCACATTCAGCAAATTAAACATAGGCTTGCTGCGGTAAATGGAGAGTCTGCAAGGTACATGGAGCTTAAAGCAGACAACTTCTATATCCCTGAGGACTGGAAGAATATCCCTGTTGACTATGATAGTCTTGGTGCATGGCCTTCTGAATGCTTCAGAGGAGCTCTTAATTGGGGAGAACTGCTTGGACAAGTGTCTGAGCTTACAAATGAACTCTATCATGAAGCCTTAAAGCAGATTCAACCAGTGCTTGGTAGAAAGAGAGCAAAGGAGTCAGCAAGATTTTTTAAGACTATGAACTCTCAGATCAACCTCTCAGTGATGATGAATATGAGCTGTTTTTACAACTTTGTCACCCTTAGAAATGATGATGCAGCTCAAAGGGAGATAGCTTGGGTGGCACAAAAAATGATTGAAGCTGTAAAAGCAATTGAAGGAAACCCCTTCAAACATACTTTTGAAGCATTTAAATTCTAGCCTATGATAAATGATTGGATAACTTATATTCTACAAAAAGGTATTACTCCTAACCAGTACTATCTCTTGTGGAATATCCAGAACAATACTTCCACTATTCTTATCAATACAGCTATTGAGCTTAGAATACTTAAGAATGGGGGATGGATTTCTGAGGGGAATAAACTCACTCAGAAATCAGAATTATTTTTAGAAGATGTTGAATCAACATTCAGTAAGAAAATAAAGAGGAAACAGAGGTTTCAATTAGGAGAGGAGCATGCTGATAAAATCAGTGAATATAGGGAGCTGTTTCCAAAGGGTAAAAAGCCTGGAACTAGCTTCTATTTCAGAAATAATGAGAAGGAATTGCTTACCAATTTCAGTTGGTTTTTTGAGAACTATCCAGAATATGGATGGGATGTTATACTCCAAGCCACTAAAAGCCATATTGAGGGATTCAATGGGGATTATTCTTATCTCCAACTCTCAAAATATTTTATTAAAAAGCAGGATAAAAATGGTATTATTACGTCTAGTCTGGCCACTGCATGTGATGGTATCCTTGATGGGGAAGAAGAAACCCCAGATTATCATATAAATATAATCTAGTATAACCTAGAACCTAAATCATTCCTATGAATGACCCCTTGTATATTGAGAATCTCACTCATATATCAGAGTCTTGTAAGCAAGCTGTTGCATATATCAGAGGGAGACAAGATGGTTCCATAACATCTCTAAAAACACCTTGGAAGAAATTTAATGATCTCCATCTTGATGGAATGGAATGGAGGAAAATCATCGCTATCTGTGGGATGTCAGGAAGTGGTAAGACCATGATTGTTGAGCAGCTAAATAGAGAGCTATTTGATTTAAATCCAGAACAAGCATTTGCTATTATTGACTTTAATTTTGAGATGCCATCAATGCAACTTCAATTAAGGAATATAGTTGGCAAGATGGAAATTGATAGTAAGACATTGCTGTCAGCAAATGGTAATAAACTTGACAATGCTGTTATAGAAGAAGTTGAGAAATATACTGAGAATGATTTGGGAGTAAGACCTGTATATTATGCAGAACATCCTAGAACTGCTGCTCAGTATAAAGCAATAGTCAAGAAAGCCTATGAGAGGCTTAAAGTTCCACTGGTGATAGTTGCAGACCACTCAGGATTATTTCTGAGAAATGGTCAAGAACAAAATACAGTGAGATTTATGGAGGAGCTAGCACAAGTGATGCTTCAGTTAAAAAAGGAAATTCCTTGCATCCAAATTATCCTATCTCAGCTTAATAGAGAGATAGAGGCAGTAGAGAGAAGAAGACCAAAGAGTATTCTCAACTATCCAGACAAGACTACATTAAGGGATTCGGATGCTATTCATAATGCAGCTGATACTGTGTTAATTAGCCACTGTCCCCATAAGCTGAATTTTATTGGAAAATCCTATGGCCCTCAAGGTTTGAGTACAAATCCTGAGGATATCTATTGGCATTTTATTAAAACAAGAGATGGAGATGCAGGAGTAGCTCAAATGAGAGCTGATTTTAAGAATATGAGAGTAGTTGACCGATTAAATTAATGTAATGGACTTTAAAGTGGCCCAAGATGAAGCTACTGCCTACTGGCAAGATGTTCTTACTGAACTTGGAGTAGATAGTAAAGCTTTTAGAATCAAGAAGGAGTTTAATGGGCATGTGTCCATTTACTCAACTGAATTTGGATTTGAGGTATTCTATGTTGAACTCATGGATAGAAATTGGGAGCCTACAAAGGAGAGGAGATTACTTTCTCTTAAAGGTAGAGCCAATTATGATGCTGTATTCAACAAAGGGAAGTTCCAGAATGAATACCTAGTTCCAATTGAGGATTTTAAGGAAGTCATCTTAAATAAAAAAGATGTTACTGATGCTAAATTAAGCACTATGGAAGATATGTCTTTTGCAAGTGCATCTCTTAGAGATATAGCAGCAGTATTATGGCAGAAGCCTGTTTCAAAGAAGGAATGGGTAAATGCTTTAGTTAATGAAAATAATAAATAAATATATGGCAGCAAATAGAGTGTTGATTTTAGGTGAGAGTGGTATGGGTAAAAGTACTTCTATGAGAACTTTAGACCCCAAAGAAACATTTATTATTAATGTACTTGGTAAGCCACTTCCATTTAAGGGTTGGAGAGCTAAATATACTGCATGGACTAGAGAAAATCCTATGGGAAATCTCTATACCTCCTCAAAGGCTAGTGAGATCCTTGCTTGCATGGATTATATTAATAGCAAGAGACCTGAAATTAAGAATATTGTTATTGAGGATCTAATTTATATTATGTCCTTAGAGCTTTTTGATAGAGCTAAGGAGACAGGATATGCAAAATTTACGGATGCCGCTGTTAATATCAAGAATGTAGCTGAGAGGCCAAAGAATTATAGAGAGGATCTTATCCTCTTCTATATTACTCACCCTGATACTACAACTGATATTGAAGGCAATAAAGTAATTAAATCTAAGATGGGAGGTAGAATGATTGAGTCTCAGTTGAATTTTGAAGGACTCTTTGATAAAGTCCTTTATTGTAGGCCAAGGAAAACAAAGGATAAAGGATTAGAATTTGGCTTTGAGACTAAGACTGATGGGATTACTCCTACAAAAACTCCTATGGAAATGTTTGAAGATAGTTTTATTCCTAATGATCTTCAGTTAGTAAGAGATGCCATTCTTGAGTATGAGGGAGCAACAGTATAGAATTTAGTTTTTAATTTAAATATAAGTAACACACATGTTAAGCACTAAAAATGTAGAGTTAGGTGGAGGAAAAATCTCCAAGACTTTTAATCCAGGAGTCCACTATGCAAAAATCAATGATCTGAGGTATGAAGACAGTCCTTTTACTTCAAGAGATGGAAATCCTCAGTTTGATATTGTACTTCAACTTGAAGGAGTGGATTTAGGGGATGACTTTGAAGGATTCTTCATTGACTACAACAATCAGTCACTTGGGAGATATAAAGGTCAGATTGGTACTGTAAAGCTCCAGAGGTATGCATTTGAGATTGATGATGCAAAATCTTATGAGACAAGAGTCTTAAGAGAAGTGAAGAATCTAGCTCAGGGATTGGGATTAGTTGAACAGATTGATGCTATTGAAGCTGATACTGTCCAGGAGTGGATTAAGAAAGCAGCAGAGGTATTTGTAAGCTCTGAAGTGTATGCATATTTTACCATTGCAGGTAGTGAGTATACAAATAAGGGAGGATATCCTGCATATAGATTATTCTTGGCTAAGCCTGACTTCAAAGCAAAAAAATTCCCCTATGCACTTGAAGAAGATGATGTACTGCCTTGGAATGATGAATTGATTATAAAGAAGAAAGTAGAGGCTACTCCAACCTTTGATGGTGCTGGAGAAAGTGACATGCCCTTTCCTATGTAATTAAGAACATAAATTAGTTAATATGCTAACTACAAGGAACTTAGTTAGCAGTACAAAAGAAGTCCCTGAACTCTGGATATGGTCTTATTATACTAAAACTCCTATAAAAGAGTTTGATGGAGAAGAGTTTTATATTCTTAGTCCCTTTACAAAGGAGGCAACTCCCTCTTTTCACTTCTATGTAGGAAAGAGTGGTAGATATGGAGCTAATTGCTTCTCCTCAGGATTTAAAGGAGATGCTATGGAACTTGTAAAGCAGTTATATGGCTGTGATTTCAAGACAGCAGCTCAGAGAGTCCTAAGAGATTATAATGCTTTTATATTGGAACATGGTAAAATAAGCATAGCAGAGTTCAAGGAGGCTTCAAGATACAAGCTAAAAGAATTTAAAACAAGAGAGTGGAATTCCCAGGATAAGAATTTTTGGTCCCCATTTAATATTGGCACTAGATTACTCAAGAAATATCATGTACTTCCACTTGAGTCTTATACTCTTGAGAATACTGAAAAGCAGAACTCTTTTAAGATAGTAGGAGATTATATCTATGGATATTTTAAATCAGATGGTACTTTATACAAGATATATCAGCCAAAGAATTTAAAATATAAGTTTGTTAAGCTTCAATCCTATATTCAGGGGAGTGAGCAAATACAAAATAGGCCATATATGGTGTACTGTAAAGCACTAAAGGATATAATGTCATTTGAATCCTTAAAAGTTAACTGTGATACAAGAGCTCCAGATTCAGAAAATACTTTACTCCCAGAGCATATTATTAAATCAGATCTGAAGACTTATAAGAAGGTATTCTGTCTATTTGATATTGATGATGCTGGGATAAAAGCTGCTATGAAATATAAGGAGAGATATGGAATACAGCCTATTTTCCTCAGTTATGGAGAGAAGGATCTAAGTGATCATATAAAGAAATTTGGACTAAAGAAAGTATTCTATTGGATTATCCCCCTCATAAATAAATATTTAAACTATAATGAAGAAGATTACCATCTCTGAAATTTTATCCTTACTTGATCAAGGATATACTAGATTAGAAAAAGATGCAACTGAAGCTAATAAAAGCCTTCAGAATTTCTATGAATTACCCGCATCAAAAATAGCTGAAATTTTTAGGCATCCAAAGCTGAGAGGCAAGATGACTAACTATAACTCATTTGAACTAATTGATGACACAGTAGAGGAGGATACAACTCCTGGAGTCATTGAAACTGTAAACAACATACTTGCCTAACCCCTTTTATAAAGTCTTAAAATTTATATACATATATGAACACAAGAAAAATCACCGTTGTCCCTAATACTGGTGGACAGACTTATTCTTTCAACACTGATGTTGAAACTATTGCTGAGCTGAAAGAAATCCTTGATAGTAATGGGATTTCATATGACAACAGCAACCTTGTTAATGGCTCAAACAGCACTCAGTTCCTTGGAGACTCTGCTAAACTGCCTGATGGAGCATTCTCCATGTTTATCATGGCAAAACAGCATGCAAAATCAGGACTTGATTCTGATGTTGACTTGAACATTGAGGATGAAGATGATGCTGAAGCAGCTCAGGAAATGATTGAAACCCTTGTTGACAACTTAGCTACTTATGCAAGAAAGTATTTTATAGAAATTGCGGATGATGATGAGGATGACTCCTCTGATCCACTGATCTCTGAGAGAGAAAGGCTGAGAAGGTTACTTGATGGGGAATAGTTTTTAAGGGGGAGGGCAACTTCCCCCTCACTTTAAAACCACATTTTATGGTTAAAGAATCAACACTCCTGAAAATATGGGAGGAGACTTTAAAGGAGGTTCAGGCTATAAATGAGGAGAAGCTTCAGTCCATAAGAGAGACTACTCTTAAAGTATTTCCTGAAGAGAGGTGGGATCTATCTTTCTTCCCTGAAGGCTTTGAATTCCTGAAAACTGAGATGTGGGAAAGATTTTCTGAATATTCTGCAAAGGATGAAGAACTTGGGAAGAAAGTATCTGAGTGGCTTGTAAAAGAACTCATTAATCAAGAAGTCTATAGACTACTTATACATTTTCCTGATATTCAGATCTCCAATTCAAAGAATCTGACCCATGATATAAAGGATATATACTTTGTTGTTAGTTTTGGAGCCAACCTCAAAGTATTAGGGGTGAGAGGTTATAGAGCAACACTTACCACTCAGGAGTACTATTCAGGATATGGACACTCTCATATGGCAAGGGGCTCATCAAATACCATAAACAGCTTCTGTTTTGGATCAGGACCTCTTAGTACTATTACCAGATTTCTGAAATGTGAGTTCAGCCTTGACAACTTTCAGCTGATGCTCCTTAACATGGAAAGCTACCTCAGCTGGGAATCTCTTAGTGGAATCCCCTATAACAAGATTGAAAATATCACTGGGGATAAGATCCTACATTCATGCAGCTATGTCATCTGTAAGCAGATATGGGCTCATACAGATGTACAGGAGCTTGTGTACCTGAATTTCAAAGAGTACTTCACTCCAAAACTTATTAAAGGGAAGTTTACCTTATCCTACAATGAGAAGTTTGAGAAGGTTCTTGGAGAACTACTTAAAGAGTATGCTGTCCCAAGGTATGGATGGGTGGTAGTTGGAAACAAAGGCTCAGATGGAAAGCTATATGCTACAAACAGAAATGCAGGAGAGAGTAGAATAGTTGAAGAAAGTCCTATCATATTTAAAGGAGAGAGGGTCATGAGGACTATTTATGAAGCTCCCTCCATTGTTAAAAGAAACACCTTATATGCAAATAAATCAATCACAGAGTTCATTACCTCAGAGCTCTGTAAAACCATTAGAAGAGGACTACAAGAAGTATCCCCTTATAAAACTTTCCCAGAGAGTTCATTTTATAGTGTCAGAAAAGCTTCAGTCACAAATAACATGGCTGTGTAATAGAGTCCATAATACTGAGTGGTCAGGGATTCTACTATGGACACTTGTATCAGGATCATTTGAAGAGGGAAATGCTGTACTAAGAGGAGAATACTTATACCTCTTTGACATAGGTAGCTCAGCCTATACTGACTTCAAAATGGATGAAGAGTGTGCCATTGAGTTCACTGCTTTCCTTATGGAACATCCTGAGTATATCACTTGTTATAGAGGGAAGGTGCATTCACACAATCACATGGGCGTTTTCCATAGTGGTACAGATCAGACTGATCTTAAGGAGCAGACTGTGAAAGGATTCTACAACTACTATGTATCTCTAATTGTGAATAATAAAAATGAGTTTGACCTTGCAGTATCCTTTGCAGCTGAGATCAGTACTCCAACTACCTTGTGTACTCAAAAAGGACTTGATGGGAAACCAATAGTCAGAAGTATTGAGTCAACTGAAACAAGGAAGGTTGTCTACTACTATGAAGGGGATGTTGAAACTGAGGATACTGTTGATGATGTTCTTAAGGATAAGTGGAAGGAACTTGCAAGTAAGGTTGTACCTGCTGTTCCAAAAGTATCTCAGTGGCCAACCTTGTTTGATAAGACTGAAGTAAAAAGCTTTTCAGAGGAAATCAGTTATACTGAGCTACTGAAGGATATACTCCCATCAAGTGCTTATTCTCTTGAGAAAATGTTGGAGGATCTTGAACTTAAAATAGAAGGGGATGATGTAGCTTATAATAAGCTTTTCCACACTATTGATAAGACCCTTCTTCACTATCAGAAGCTTGACTTTGATACAGCAGAAGGAGTTGATGTACTTGAAGAGGCAGTGAACTTCCTTAGTACAAGAACCATCATTTATCCTGAGATCACAAATCTTCTTATAAACTTGCTGGAATACTATGCAGCAACAAATGTAGAATAATGGATACAGTTGAATTGGAAGTAGCACCTCAGTATCAGAGGAGTAAAGGAGCTCCCTGGTTTGAGGCTGCTTATAAAAAAGAAGTGCTGATTCTTGGACAAGGTGGCATAAGTAGCTGGTTATCAATACTTATGGCAAGGACTGGAGCTACACTCTATACCTATGATATGGACAGTTTTGAAGCTCACAACTTAAATGGAGCTTTTGCCTCTCAAGATAGTATTGGGAAGCCAAAAGTAGAGGCCATAAAGGAGCTTCTTGAGACTTTCTCCCCTGATACAGAGGTTTACCCCTCTCAGGAGAAATATACCTCAAAAAGCCCTTCAAATGAAGTTGTACTGACTGGATTTGATAACATGGTGGCAAGGAAGGTTGCATTTGAAAATTGGCTGAAAGTAGTTGAAGAGTCTGATCATCCTGAACAGTGCTTATATATGGATGGGAGGCTCACAGCAACCTTCTGTCAGATATATATCATCACAGGAGATAGGAAGGATCTGATTGAGAAGTACAAAGCTCCTGACATTCTATTTGATGATGACTTTCTTGATGAAGGGGACTGTACATTCAGACAGACCTCTCATACAGCAGCTATCATTGCAGGACATATGGTTGGCTTCTATACAAACTGGCTTTCAAATGTATTTGTGGAAGGAGTGACAGCACTGCCCTTCTTCTTTGAATACACTGTACCTTTTAATTTTGTGAAAAATGAATAGTCTAAGAACAAGCAGCTTCTTATATCTTCATCCTTTCAGAGGAAATAACTACTACTTCAATATTCCTGAATATAGAGATACTGGGGATTTCTATCACACATACTTCTATCTGAACTATCAGCAGGAAATTCCTTTGTTCTGCTACTATTCAAAAGTAGAAGAAGGAGCTTATAAGGTATATACTGGGCAGCAGACAGCCTTCGGTGGTAAGACATGTACAAAGCCTGTACTACTTGAAGTGCTTGACAATGCAAAGAATATTCAGAAGGTGAAATATGGTCAGAAGTTCTACTATGCAGCAAAAGGCTTCCTCTCTGAAGCTCTGACTATGGATCCATTTGAAAATATCATATTCTTCCACTCAGTGGACAAGTTTCTTACTGAGGAAGATGCCTCAGCAACTGATTTCCACCTGAATATAAATAGAAAGTACCTTGGAGCTGGTTATAAGAAGGAGGAAATCATTATAAAGGCCATGATGGAAGAGTGTGAAGGCAGAGTAGTTATATCCTCTGATCCCCTTGATAGATTTGAAAGTAGATTTAAGCTTAGATCAACTACAATTAGGGGGCAGAAAAAGGAACTTGAGTCCTCAGTTGATCAGATCATGTCTAAGCTTACTGATACCTTTGTGAAGAAGTGTATAAACAAGAAGTTTGCCCTTGCTCCCTATGATCCTGAGCTTGCAAAAATGCATGAGAGGTGTCAGGAGCACTATAGGGATTCTCTGAGGGAGTTTGCAAGAGATAGAGGATATCAAACTCAGTACTACTCATGGACTACTCTTGATAGTACAAGTGCTGAAACAGTTCAGTTTCCTTTTTAAATAAGAACTATGGAATGGACTTATAATGGGAAGGTCATTAGAGAAATATCAGACCTCCCCAATAGTGAAATTCTTCATGGCTTCATATACTTGGTGACAAATATGATGACTGGGAAGAAATATATTGGACAAAAGTTCTTTTATCATAGTACTACAAAGAAATTATCAAAGAAGGCTATTGCTGCTCTTTCTGATAAGAGGGCAAGCAAGAAGAAGACTGTTACAAAGGAATCTGATTGGAAGTCATACTATGGCTCAGCAAAAAATGCTGAATGGGGTATTCAGCTTGAAAATACTCCAAAGTCAGTTATAAAGAGGGAAATTCTTGAATTATGCTGTAATAAGAGTTATCTGACTTATGCTGAAGTGAAATGGATATTTAAGCTAAATGCTCTTGAATCAGATGAGTATGCAAATGGTAATATTCTTGGGAAGTTTTATAATAAAAGTACTAAAAATTGCTTTTAATGGAAGATATTGAAGAGGTTGTTGCTATACCTGATCCTATTGAAGAATACTATAAAAAGCCTCTCCTTTTATCCTATAGTGCTATTTCCTTATTACTCTACTCTCCTAGAGTATATGCAGAGAAATACATCTATAACTTAAAGGAAGAGAATACTTCAAAGAACCTTCTTGAAGGATCAGTAATCCACCTAAAACTCCTTACTCCTGAATTATTTGATCAGAAATATATAGTCTCTGATGTCTCCCTACCTGGGGAGAGTGTAAAGAAATGTATTGATTATATATTCAAGAATAGAGGAGAGGATACTAGTCTTGACACCTATGATACTAGTATTCTTGCTTATCTGCACTCAATTAATCTGCATCAGAGTCTAAAGGATGATAAAGTCCTTACTGGAGATGAGAAGAGATTAGCTAAAGTGAAGACCCCAGAGGCTTTAAACTACTGGAATTTCCTTATCAATGCAGAAGGTAAGGAAGTAATTGATACTGATATTAATAATTATTGTGATACTGTTGTATCAGTACTCAAAGAGGATGTAGAGATACTTGACTTACTTGGACTAAATTTAAATCCATTTGATTTAAGTAATGAGATAGAAGTTTTTAATGAGCACTATCTTGAGATTCCATCCTCTGAATTAAGATATCCCTTTGGCTTCAAAGGATATATTGATAATCTTAAAATTGATCATAAGCATAAAAAGATTATTATTAATGACTTTAAAACCACTGGAAAGGAGCTTACTAAATTTAAAGAGAGTGTTGAATTCTATAATTATTGGATACAAGCTATCATCTATATAGCTCTTGTAAACCATAATTATAATCAAAGTGGGGAGTATACCATTGAATTTAATTTCCTTGTAATTGATTCTTACCAACAGTACTATGTATTCTCTGTAAAAGAGGCTACTATTAATGTATGGCTAGATAAATTTGATAAGGATATTATTCCTCAGGTAATCTACCACTATAATAATAAGGACTTTACACTCCCTTATTTATTAGCAACAAAGCAGCTGGTTTTATAAACCTGTATATAATGGCATTAAAACCATTTAAAGTCTGGACTAAGTACTTCCAGAAATCAAAGTACTTCTTATATCCTATTACTGGACTTAAAAGAACAGATAACTTCAAAGTAATTGACACCTATCTTGCTTGGCCAGAAGCAGAAATTGATGTCAATGATTGTTGTTTAATTGCTCTATTTAGATATCATGACTCACAGGGATATAAGAATTTTGAGAGTCAGAGAATCCTGGTAAATCCATATTTCAAGGAAGTTATTGACTGTGAAGATGGATTTGTTGCATATGTATTTAGTTTCCAGGAACAGCCTATCCTTGAGGATTACTGCAACTTTGTATTAGGTAGATATTCAGAGCTCTCTCCTGCACTGAAAGCCTCAATACTTAAGTATGCAAGTGATAATAGAAAGGATCAGGATTATATGCAAATTTTTTTAAATCCTCAGAAATACTATGGAGATTATGCAAGGGAGCTAATCCTAAGAGAGGAGGATTATGATGATATGCTTTTGGCTATACAAGAGTGTGGCCAGTTGTGTGATAAGTTTGATTTAGAGAAGGAAACATTGAGAATTAAGATTAATGCACACAAAAATATAACCTATGGTGAATAGTATGAGATTGGTGAAATCAAGTTATAATGATAAGCCAACCTTTTCCCTAATTCCTGTAAGTAAGGATTGCCCTTATGTTGAAGGAATATTTGATACTGAGAAGAAAGTGCTTGCAATTATTGGAAGTGCTAAAAAGCAGTGTTTTGCTCTTGTGAAGAGTTTAGATGTAAATGGTGACCCCATTCCTGTTAAAATTGGGAAGAGGGATGATCCTGCAAAGTATAAGCAAGAAAGATTAAGTGTAGAGAAATATCAAGAGTACTATATAGAAGATAAAGAAGATATAAATCAGTTCCTTGAAGCTGTTGCTGAGAATAGTAAGAGCTTTAAGTATGCTGAATTTTTAAAATAGAGTTTTTTAATTTAATTAGGGGAGGGTTCTCTCTCCCCTAAATTTTAATAAGGGAGACCTTAAAAATGCCTGAAGCAATCTATGATATAGAAGCTGATGGTTTACTTGATAGTGTAACTAAAATCCATTGTCTAACCTATGGAATATATGATGAGAATGGAATACTTCAATTGAGGACCACCAGTGACTATGAGGAAATGAAAAAATTCTTCCTTGATCCTAATTATCAGAGAGTTGGACATAATATTGTCCTATATGATGAAAGGGTTGTGGAGAAAATACTGGGCATAAAGCCTGTTGGAAGGCCAATTGATACTTTAGCACTCTCCTGGGTACTAGCCCACTATAGAAAGAAGCATTCTCTTGAGTCCTATGATCCTGATACTAAAGTTCATGTGGATGATTGGCAGAATTTATCTCAGGAGAAATATGAAGAGAGATGTGAGAAGGATGTTGAAATTAATGCTGCCTTATGGCTAAGAGCTAAGAACTATTTGAGGCTTATCTATCAGGATAATCTTGAAGATATCCCAAGGTATCTTGACTACCTCTATTTCCTACTGGACTCTATTAGAGTTCAAGAGGATAATCCACTAAAACTGGACATTATTAGGGCTCATAACTTATTGGACAATCTTAAAGCTGAGAAGGAGTCTAAGATCTCCTCTCTTGCTAAGGCTATGCCAAAAGTGCCTATAAAGAAGGTAGCTAAATATCCAAGAGGTATTAAATTATCAGAGACTGAGTTTTACATTGAAGGAGACTTCTTCTTTGAATATTATAAGAGCATGGGCTATCCTGTTACAGAGATTGAAATTACTAAAGTGAAGGGCTATGAAGATCCTAATCCTAACTCTCCTGAGCAGAAGAAAAGTTGGCTATTCTCCCTTGGATGGAAGCCTAAGCATTTCAAGGAGACTACTAATAAGCAGGGAGAAGTGAATAAAATACCTCAGATAGCTTCTAAAAATGGGGATGGGGTATGTGAATCTGTAAAAGAATTATATACTGTTGAGCCAAGAGTAGAGTTACTTGATGGGTTATCTATCCTCTCTCACAGAATTGGAGTAGTGGAAGGCTTACTAAGAGATCAGAAGGATGGTTATATCTATGGATCAATAGCTGGCCTTACAAATACTCTCAGAATGAGACATAAGTACCTTGTGAATCTCCCAGGGCTATTTAAGCCTTATGGGAAGGAGATTAGAGGATTACTAATAGCTGAAGAAGGGGAGTTTCTGTGTGGATCTGATTGTAGTGCACTTGAGGATTCAACAAAGCAGCATTATATCTACCCATATGATCCGGACTATGTGAATGAGATGAGAACCCCAGGATTTGATCCCCATTTAAGGGTGGCAGAGCTTGCTGGGCTTTTAACTCCTCAGCAAGTAGAAGATCATAAAGCTGGCAGAGCTAACTATAAGAAGGAGAGGTCACTTGCAAAAGTGGTAAACTTCTCAGGAGTCTATGGAGCAGGAGCTCCAAAAATTGCAGATGCTGCTGGTATTACTTTACAGGAGGCTGAGAAGCTACATACTACTTATTGGACCTTAAATTGGGCAGTAAAAGAGGTAGCAGCAAGCTTTAAAGTTAGAAGAATTGGGAAGTTCATGTGGCTCCAGAATCCAGTAAATAAGTTCTGGTATTCTCTTAGGGAGGATAAGGATAGGTTCTCTACTGGAAATCAGGGACTGGGTTCCTACTTCTTCAATATATGGCTGAAACATGTGAGGAAAGCTGGGATTATAGTCAATTTTCAATACCATGATGAAATCCTATTCAATTCTAAGGGGAGATCAAAGGAAGAGATTGAGATGATTCTTCATGACTGTATCAAAGCAGCTAATGAAGAAGTTAAATTGAATGTCAATATTGATATCAGTATTGATATGGGGCAGAACTATGCAGACTGCCATTAATATTAAAATAATTTATAATGAATTATAATTTTAAAACCTATAAGTATTACACTAAGAAGGGAGAGAGGCTTACTATATATGGTACTATTTCAGAGCATGGATTAATGATTACCATCCTGAAATGCTCAAAGAAGGATGTATTTAAGAAGAAGTCCAGTGATATTGAGCTTGAGAGGTTAATTAAGGAAGGAGTGCTACCTGGAATACATGTAGAGGCTTTATCCACCGGCTATGCTCAGTACTACATTCCTATTCTTAATGAGAAGCCTAAAAATACTTTCCTAAGCTATTGCAGAATGAATTTTCATAGGCAGGTTGAAGTTGCGGTTAGAAGCTATGTAATCAAATACTTGTGTGATACAGATCCATTTATTCCCTCTGTAAATAAGCTCTAATGGAAAAACAAGCATTTTTAAAAGCTATTAAGCAGTCAAGGGATCTCCTTGCAAGGAATAGGCAACTATGTGAGCTTGAAGTAGATCTTACAAATTATGAGAATCAATTCTGGGAGCATATTAATCTCTTATGGAAGGCAATTCTCAATAACTATGGCTATGAATGGCTTCAGTCCTATCTATTTGAGAAGCCTGACAAGGAAATTGAATGGGCTTGGGATCAAAATGGCTCTCCTGTATGTAGGAATGATGAAGAACTCTATGAATTCTTAGTCAAGGAGAAATACTTTAACATATAAAATATCTATCTTTTTTCTTTGAGATGTATGTGATATATATGATATTTGCTTAAACAAAATCATATTATATGAATTCAAGAAAAAATATTGAAAAGACACCTTATGGTTCTTGGAGAGTTAGAGTAATGAAAGCAAGAGTGAAACATGATAGATCTTTCCCAACACTTCAGTTGGCTAGGCTTTGGAGAGATTATATTAAACAATCAAAAGTAGTTTAATATGTTCAAAGAAGTTGTTTCAATTAAAGTATATAATATTGATACTAAGGAAGTAGTAGGTATATTTGAGGATCTAAAATCTGCTTCAAACTTCCTTGGTATCACTATTAAAAGGTTGGATACTGAGATAAAGAGGGCTGGAAGAATCTATAACTCTAATCTCCCATGTAAAATTACTCTTAGATATGGTAATAGAAGAGAACTTGATAAGGATTATGTGACTTCTAAAATCCTTGAGAAGGATCCCTCTCTGTCATCATACATATCAGATATGAGCCTACTTGAGCTAATAAATTTTAATAAAGATCTAAAATTAAAGTCCTATGAGAATATATCTGGACTTAAATCCAAAGAATGGATATGTAATCCCTCTTTGCAATCAGTTGCTGGATAATGGCCATAAGCTCTATATGGATGGCTTTGATACTTCTGAAGAGGTGAGAGCAACATTAAAGAAAAATAATATTCCTATATTCTATACTATCACTGAGCCTCCAAGAGTTAATCCTGGATTACTCATATCAAGTAATATTATACTGGAAGTCAAAGGTGAGAATGTTCAATACTATGATACTCATCCTTGGCAGAATGAAACTGAGCTCATTACTAAATTAGTTGAGATCTCAGTCATATAAATAGAATTTTATTTTCACTATTTTATTTTTGGTAGACGGGGAGTGTTTCCACATTCCCCAATTTTTTGCCTATTATTTAATATTAAACAATACTCTAATGTATAAATGTATAATGGCTATTGGGTCATTCAGTGTAGGAGATCTACTTACTGAAGAGGAGTATAACAACCTTCCTTTTGAGGAAAGAATGTGCTTCAAGCTCATTGATAGAGCAACTATGCTTTCAAGGATTGTACAGCTGTCCCAGGAGCTTAGGATGTATGATGAGGATGACTATGACTCTTCAGAGGAATCAGAAGAATGGACTTCATCTGATGGTAGTACATATACTTCTGGAGACTAAATTTTAAATCATAAAACTTAACATATGATCATTGATCTTAGAAAAGGATTTGGGGACTTTGAGGACTACAAGCTCTTCAAGTTTCCTGATAATAGTATCAAGTTTGTACTAAAAAATGATATGCAAGCCCTTGAGGATGGTGAAATAAACATCTACATATCCTTTAGAAGCTCTGAGGATTTTATAACCCTTGGACTTATCAAAAGTGCTCTTGATAC